TTAGTGTTGGTTGGTTGTCGAGTTCGGCCCTTTCGAGGGCTCGGGGCTGGATAACCCCTACCTCAGGTGAGGCTGTGCCTCTAGCATTCGTAACCTGAATTGCTCTCATAATATCCTCCCTCTATTGAGGTGTATTGGTAGGTTCCACCATCCACGGCTTCCCCTTATGCTCTAGTTATAGGTTATTCCTACGGGTTCTGCAACCTTTTCTTTGCTTGCGCCTGCTTTTGTAGCTCAGCAGGGGTGTAGACTTCCTTCTTCCCATCATCCTTATCGTCGTCATCATCCTTCTCATACACCTCATTCGTGATACTCATCTTGCCTAGGTCACAGTGTACGAACACGGTTCGATTCGACCGCTTGGAGAATCTCTGTTTAAGATCAGCTAGTTCCATGACTACATCCTCATTGGGTAGCTCCTGCTGCCGCATACCAATGATGGATGATGCCTCTTGAAGATGCTTGACCGAACCCTGTGCCATCTCCAGGCCCAAGGGATCCTGCTCCTTCGGGTTCTTGCCGAACCCTGTCCTGTTTGTCTGAGCTGCTGTCCACACGAGGATGTTGTTACGCTTAGCAAACCGGGAAAGATCCCTGGCAATAGCACCGAACCAGTCCCATACCTTATCCCGTGAGTACCCTGAATCACAAGGCTTCATCCTCTCAATGTAATCCAGCACCAGTACATCAGGCTTCCAACCAATCAGGTTGATCCACTTGTGCATCTCAGCCTCAAGATCATCCACTGATACCTCACGGTTCACCTCAGTCAGCCGCAGCCTATCATGTAGGCCTGCTGTCCAGTGGCGGTCGAGCCCTTGGTATGCGATGCCGGGATCATCAATGATCTTCTTCATCTCCGTACCTGTGATACGACACATCATCCTCTCTGTCTGCTCTTCAAGGGATAGCTCATTCGTTATCAGCCATACGTTCTTAAGGTGGTTAGCTGCCATCTTGTGGGCCATGACCACCAGCATACTGGACTTACCATCCCCCGTGGGGGCCATAATGATACCCAGCTGCTTGGTACGCAGCCCTCCATCTGTCCACTTGTCAATCGGATCCACCCCTGTAGGTATCCGTGTCATCTCAGGCTGGAAGCCGTGGTTGAATACGAGGTGGTCGATGGCATCCTTGATATCCATTGTCCTATCACCTGTCGTATCACCATGCTTGTTAAAGAATTTGTGTAATGTTTTAAGTACATCACTACCCTTGAGGTCGGCTTGCTTCTGCAAGAAGGCTTGCCCTGTGCTCATCTCTTGGAAGTCTCGTACCACCCCCGCATCTTTAGCTTGGTCAAGGGTATAGAGGATGGTACTTCGGTCAGGTATGTCAGCAGTGATGCCATCAAGCGTAGCCTTGTACCTAAGGTTGTATGCCTCAGCATCCTTATCCTTGAACACCTTGTGCAGGGTAGGGATGGACGGTTGCTCACCATGATCCCTAACGAATGCGAATATCTCAGCTAGTACAGGTACATACTCAGCAGTATGCAGCCAGTTAGGTTTGAATGTTGTTGCGAACTTCCTTGCATCTTCCGGTCTGGATGTGAGGGCATAGATAAATGCCTTCTCATCAAATGTTTCACTCATGTATCCTCCTTGCTCCAGCCAATGTATTCGGCTGTAATGTAATCAATCTTTCCATCCACTTCCCACACACTGTAGCCAAGGGAGTACCCTAGATAGAGCTGTCTGTTCTTCCATATCTCCTTGGCTTCCTTGTCTGCCCATCCCTTAGTGATGATGAAATCTTTGCTGCTCGCTAGGTCAGTACACTTCATACACACAAGGGAAGGGGGCTTATAGTTGTTGCTCATGATTCTGTTGCTCGCGATACTGTTGACCCTTGCCTCCCTTGTCTTTCTCTTCCTGTGTGTGTACTCGATGGCCCATAGATCCCCTCGCCCTGCTGTACCCGGCTGGTAGGTGTGCTTGTACTTAGCCACGACACCCGTCCACCCAGAGGCATAGCAGGCATTCACATAGTCAAGGAACCCATCGGTAGATGTTACCAGTACAGGCTGGACAATCCTCATCCACGGTGGCATAGGCCGGGGGAGTGAGCACCTCAACGCCTCCACCCTATCAAGGTACCCACCTGCCTCATCATACTTATCAAACACATAGTAGATGAACAAGTCCGTATCCTCAGGGTCAACGCTAATCATCCCATCCAACCCAGCCAAACCGTATGCCTCTAGCTCACCTCGTATGTCATACTGTGTGAAGGGAGAGTCGGCGGTGTCTATGATCTCTTCATCCTCATTTATTGGCGTGCCTCCCTGTATAGTCAGACACCTTATCCCTGTGAAGCGGGGCGTACAGTGTGCAGGCACAGGGATATCCTCCACTGTGGTCACCGGCCATGTGAACGGGCTCATCGGTAGTCTCATCTCTTCTCCCTATTGATCCTTTGGTCTGCGGTATGCAGTGCCCATAGTCCCCAGATAGCATCAGGTATTCTATCACCACAATACTTACACTGCTGCTCACCCGTACCATTCCTTAGTTTCAAGTATCCACCTGACCGGGGGCAGTAGTGTGCCATCATGGATGCAAAGAGCATATTGCTTGAGCCATCTGCTTTTCTTAGTAGCTGCCATCCTTCCTTCTCAAGTAGTATCTCATCGTAGTTGCGATCTCTGTTCATCACCCCACCACAAAGCCAGTGCTATCACCACGAGCACGGCCCCTTGCGATGAGCCCCACGATCTTACCCTTGGGGTCACGGAACCTGAAGTCATGCTCCATACCAGAGATGACCTCGATACCATAGAACTTCTTGGGCAACTCCTCTCTGAATACCACGGCCACGTTGTACCCCTTGGCTGTGATGAAGTTGACCTCAGCGAACCCATCATCCTCACTGTAGCTGTACGTCAGGTGGTAGTTGTCAGGAAAGAAACCCCTCATGTACTTCTGCATCCTCATGTAGCCCTTGGTGTAGTCATAAAATTGCGTGTTGCTGAAGGCTTCCATAGGGATGTAATCCTCCCACTGTACGTCACTCGTACCATTCAGCCTAGCTACCGGGATGTACCCTTTCTTGAGAGCCCGTGCCTCTAGGTTGACCAGCTCATTGGTCAGCCTCTCGCAGTAATCATCTCGACTACCGAAGAAGTCCAGTGTCTTGGAGATACGAGAGCGATGGATCATGTGCATCTCAAGGTTGCGTAGCACCAGCTCACCGCTGATCTGGCTGCGCCCACTGGTGTTGAGGCACGAGGCCCTACATCCAGGGGTACTCCAGGCACACACGGTATGCTTACCATCGGCCAGCTTGTCGGGGCACATGTGGTGTATCACCGCCTCGTATCCAAACTCTTCCAGTTGTTTCGCTGTCTTGGGGTTGGTCTTTGCGTTACTTAGTAGCGTCATCTTTAACCTCTTCAATCGTGAAGCCCTCATCCTTCCACACCTTACGGCGGGCAGCTGAGTGCCTCTTCAATACCGAACCTGTCTTGTCATTGAAGTCAATGACAAGCACCTCATCCTTCCCAACATAGGTACGCAGCCCACGCCCTATCCTTTGTAGTTGGGCCACTGTAGATTTACCTCCCCCTGCTAGGATCAGGGATCGAAGGTTGGGGATATCAACACCCTCATCATAGATGGTCGTTGCTATTATAGCTTTTATTCTCCCGGATTGCAAGTCTTTTATTACATCGTCCCTCTCCTTAAGGGGTGTGCTACCTTGCTGAACTGCCGGAAGATGAATCCCCTTTAGTTCCGCTAGCTTATGCAAGGTTTTTGCGTGTGCCAATCGAGTACACATCACGAAGGCAGGCTTCGGACACTTACTTAGCTCATCTATAATCCGAATGTTCCTCACGTTGTTCATCACAATGGCACCCTCATACACCTCGGGCCATTGCTTCGGGCCACCTACATCATCCATGTTAATGATCTTCACCCTAGGTGGGGTGAGGTGCCCTTCCTTGATGAGCTGGTCGTTGCTGATAGTACAGAGTAGATCTCCTGTGCATCCCATGAGCAATTGATTCGAGTACTCATCCCTCATGAAGGGCGTAGCTGTCAGCCCCCACCTATAGAAGGCATGACGGAATTGTCGTGCCAGTATGGTGAACTGATTGCCCTTGTCTATCTTGCTAGCACAGAGGTGAGCCTCATCGAAGAAGATCTGTTGCGCCCTAAGGAACTGGCGTATCTTCTCCGTGTCTCCTTCCTTGAGCCTGTTGTGTAGTGTCTGGATCGTAGCCACCGTGATACCCTTGGGGTCAGGATCGAACACCCCATCACCTACCTGCCCTGCCGTGACACCATACTTGGCGAACCTATTGATCGCCTGAGACATGAGGTGCTTGCGATGCACCACGAACACAGTGGGCACAGGGTTGGCTTGGAACATGGCAACAGCCAGCTCTGTCTTACCACCACCAGTAGCGATACGCAGCACACCACACGGCCAGTCGAATGACTGAGTACCTAGTAGTATCCTGTTGTTCATCGCTGACTTGAACGCCCCAGCTTGGTAGT